TTCTTATGCTCTACTATCAGATCTTCTGTAGCAAGTAGTTTAGCAAGCTGTGATTTGATTTCGTGCTTTACTGTCATTGATCTGTTTGTTTGATGTACCTATCATACTAGAAAACCGCCTCTGTGGGCGGTTAAGTAGACGGTTTATTAACTGTCCACGCCTTGCTTTCGCTTGACGTAGTGCTTGTGGTTTAAGTTTTCGTTTCCTCTCCTTCTTGGAGTGGTGTTGCCAGTTTGGAGTGTTCATCACCACCATAATCGTTTTTGAACCTTGTCACCTATTTCTGGAAGACCAGTTATAGCACTCTGTAGTTTACTCAAATCTCTTTTCAATTCAGCCACTTCCCTTTTAAGAGATTGGATTTCTTCATGATCTGTCATAATTTATTCTTTGACTGCTGTTACATCCCAACCAGAATCATTCTTTTTTGTCCAGATATATGGAGTATCTTGCTTTGCTTTTGCTTGCGATGTATAGGTTTTCCTATCAGCAAAATTTTGACTCCATCTATTATCACCTTTATAATAGGTGTCTCCACCAATCATACTTGTTTTTTTAATATGCCAAGCCATTGTAATATTGTTTTTAGATATTTATGAACTTGCTATGCGTGAAAACCCTTTAACCTTCTCAAATTTAATTACACTATTAAATTTATCATGAAGTTCTGTTTTATGAGATATAACAAATACATTCGCATCCTTAATAACAAATCTAATAATTTTCAAAAATTCATCAGTACCTAGAGCATCAAGAGAACTATCAAATACCTCATCCATAATTAAGAGATTAGTATTGACAGAATTCTTAACTCTAGCAACTTCTCTCCAAGTAAACAGAAGTGCTAAATCAATTCTCATCTTTTCTCCTTCAGAAAAAGAAGCATAAGAAAATCTCTCATGAATAGGAGATTCTATAGTTTCATTAAACTCCTCATCGAGTTTAAAATTAATATAAAAATCCATCATCTGTAGATAACGATTTACCTGCTGATTAATAAGTGGAATGTACTTCTTAATAATCTTCGTTTTTACACCATCATCTTTCAATAGAGAATATGCGAAATCATGATACATGATCTCTTCTCTTTTATCTGCTATTTTTTTAAATACTTGTTGGAGACTTTCTTTAAACTCTGCTAATTTTTCGTGTTCAGTATTTCTGTTTGCATGCTGATCGGTAAGTTTCTGAATTTCCGATTCCAGATCTCTGATTTGTCGTACACATCCAGAGATGAGAGTATGGTTTTTAGAAATGCCATTGTTGAGTTTAGTAATCTCCTTTGATAGTTTTGTAAACTGATGCTCTCTTTCCTCTTCTTTTTGAATTGCCTCCTCTAGTTCCCTGTAACCGAGTTGCAACTCCTTTGCTCTAGTTTGAGCATCAGCAATTCTATTTACACGAAACTCTTCTTCTATATCCTGAGTACAGGTAGGACATACCGTATTTTCTGTAAAAAACTTATGTTCTTTAGTAATAGTTGCTACTTTTTGAGTAATTTGACCCTTAAGAGTGTTTAGTTTCTTTAACTTTTTATTTGCTCCAGAAAAAGATTCTAAGTCATTATTAAACATCTCAACATCTTTCATAAGACATTCTGTTTCGTCAGATGTTTCTTGAATCTCACCTTCCAATAAATTTATCTTACCCTCCTTCTCTTCTATATTTTGTTTACCCCTAGTTTCCAATTCTTCAATAAAATTCTCCTGCATCTCAACTTTATCTTTTACATTATCCTTACTTAACTCTAAAGTTCTTATTTCATCTCTCTGTGTTTTTAATTTCTCTCTAATTAACGTATTCATTGCTGAGAAAACCCGAATATCCAAAAGATCTTCAATAACTTCTCTACGATTAGATCCAGACAATTGCATGAAAGGAACAAAAGCACTACTACCCAATATAACAATTTGAGTAAATGACTTATAATTTAACTTCAGAATACCTTCCTCAAGCATCTTCTGCATAGCACGATCATCAGATTGCTTATGCATGGGATCACCATCCACAACAATATCAAACTTATTTGGTTTTATACCTCTTCTTACTAGATATTGACGACCATTAAGATCAAATTCAACTTCAACAACACAATCCTTTTCATTAGTAGCATTTACCAATTGACTCTTAGTAATTTTGCGAAAAGGTTTATTAAATAAACTAAAAGTTAAAGCATCAAGAACTGTAGACTTACCAGTTCCATTAGTTCCAACAATTAAATTAGTCGCATTTTGTAAAAAATCTACTTCAGTAAAATGATTACCAGTTGAAAGAAAATTTTTCCATTTGACTTTTTTAAATATTATCATTCAATTTTAGGGGGAATAACAAGATCGTTAGCAGTAACTACAGCATATTTGTAATTATACCTCTTACACGTCAATATGGCAATGTTATCATCAACCTCTATAACATCCATAGAACTATTTTCCTCTTCTTCTACCTGCATGGCATATCTCTCAGCATCATCTTCCTGCTGAAACATCATAAGAACTTTCTCACCATATATGTTCTGAATAGCATAAGCACCCTCAGCATCCTTTCCCTTTATGGTAAGAAGAAACATTAATCAACCTCACAAGCATTAGCATATAACTTCTGTAATATATCCTTTATAATATTCTTATCACATTCAAATTCTGATTCGTCAATATATCGATTCAATATACCAAGAGTATTCTCAGTTTCTTCAGCCTCAAAATCTTCACTTTCATTTAAAACATAATTTTCTACAATCTTAAGATCCTGTACTCCAGAAGCATATAATTTATCTATAAATTTTTCAAATTGTTTCTGATTTGTTTTTTGTCGTACAATGAGCTTTACTATCTTACCATTAAGTTCTCTAGCATCAAATAACTTATAATTATGATCCTGATAATATAAAATATGAAATAGCTTATATGGATTATTTACAGGAGTATGTTTTTTGGTTTCTGTATCAAAGATATGAAATCCTCTAGTATCATTTACATCATTCCAATATATTTCGTAAGGATTACCAAGATAATAAATTTTTCCATTATCAGATCTTGTATGATAATGACCAGAATATACTTTATCAAATTTTTTAAAAGGATCAATATCCATACCATGTTCCATTACATGGGTTGTATGTGCTCTGAATCCATTTAATTCCAAATGACCCATAGCAACCTTTGCTTTTGTCTTCTTAACAACATCAAAAGTAGAGTCTTTATTTTCTTGATTAATCCAAGGTAAAAGTAAAATATCTAATCCATCAATTTTTATTTCAGATGCTTCAGAATAAACAGATATATTAGTATACTCAGTTAATAATAAATCAATAGAATTTACATCATTAGTATCCTTATAATATGCAGTATGATTTCCAACTATGGAATGTAACTGAATACCTAAAGATTTTAACTTATCAAAATAAACTCTCTTAGACCATTCTAAAGAGGCAAGATCTATATTCCTTCTATTATCGAAGGTATCACCCATATCAATAACAGTATCAATTTGATGTTCTTCGAGATAGGGAAAGAAGATGTTATTGTAAAACTCTTCAAAATAATCATGTACAAATTGAGATCCCTTACGAGCACCAAAGTGCTGATCTGTTATTATTGCTATTTTCATCTATTACCAGTCTTATACTGAATATTATCTTTAATAGTATTATAGTCTGAACTTGATGAGGTTAATGCTCCATCATCAACTACCATTACTTCATCGTAACCCGTCTTTTCAATAATCTTCGTCTTGATCTCAAGTTGCTTTTTCTCCTTTTGAATTCTCCTGAGAAACGCATAATGAATGATCTGCGTAAAGTAAGCAAAAGGATTTTTGGATTTATTAGGATCAAAGTTATGTATGTACTGAACGCAATTTTCGATTCCATCTGATATCATATCATCCCTGAACATATAGTTCACGAAATTTGGTTTATAAGAAAGATGTGTAGCAATCTTTAAAAAACACTCTCCAAGATAATTACTAATTCTTGGTTTAGGTAAATCCTTTGTCTTTGCTACAGCTACTTGAGCACGATAATCTATCAGTGCTGCTAACAGTTCTTTATTATTTACATAATGTTCTGATTTCTTCTTAGCCATAACATTGGCATTCCCTTTTAATTGTTTATATTATAACATTATTTACTCGACTTGACAAGGTAGCATAATATCAGTACAATACCCTTTGTAAGGGTTGGAAGAGATATATTAAGTCTCTTTAGGTTCTATATTATTTTGATATATTTTCTCAAGATTTCTTCTAGCTTCTTCTACTGTAGATACTAATCCAAGTCTTGTATTTAATTTTACTCTACCATCAAATTCAATATCTACGTCTTCATCATTTAAATATTTTTGATAAAAATCAATCATTTGTTTATCAGATATTTCTGTCATAGTAATAATTTTATCATATTTAATTAAGAATATATCCTCATTCGGTAATTCCAACCAAGGTCTTACTTTTACATATTGACCTGTAGGATTTTGATATACCTTCATTATTACTGGAGATTGAAGCATAATGACAGGATCTCCATCATTTTCATCAATAGAGATCATGGCGAAAATTTCTTCACCTGTTATTAACTTTATTACTCCGTGAAATTCTTCTCCCATTATGCTTTAATTGGTATATTTACTATATCATAATTAAAGTTTTCTTCATTATAAACTTTAATCCTTTCAATTAGATGATTTAGAGTGTAATTTTTTCTAGACTTTGTGCTGATATCATCGGCAATATCATACAAAGTTGCTTTTACTTTTCCGTTTCCTTTTCTAAGTACTCTTCCAATGGATTGGAGATTTCTAATTCGTGATTTGGATGGGCTTGCGAAGATAACATTGTGAAGCCGTTTAATGTTAATCCCAGTACTGAAAGTGCCATAACTGGCAACAATAATAGCGTTGTCTTGGTTTTCTGTAATTTCACGGATTTTCTCCCGATCCTCTGTAGGTACTCCACCATGAACAAAGAAGACATGTCTTTGTTCTAATGTATTACTATTTATCATTTCATAAAGAGGTTCTCCATGTGCTTCTACCCTAGCAAATAAGATAAGAGTGTTTCCTTTAAGATCTAAAGCAAGATTACGAATTAATCTATTTCTTTTTTCATGAGTAATAATATATTGAACTTCATCCTCAAATGTTTCAAATTTATGTGCAGGGTGTTTCAATAGAAGCACATTAATGTCCAACGTCGCCACATGACCCTTCTTCATGAGCTCGTCCGTTTTAATAATTTTATAAGAAGGACCAAATAATCCTTCTAGTACCCATTTATGAGTTTCTGATCCATCTAAAGTTCCTGTAAATCCAAAACGATATTTGGCATTACCCAACTTAGTCATGATGGCAACAAGAGATTTAGATTTAAATTGATGTGCCTCGTCACCAACTACTACATCAAACCTTT